AGCTCGACCAGTGGCCTCGGGACGCGCGGCGGCGCTGGTGTGTTACCTGACATCTCCCGCCTCCCTCCTGCGCATCAGGGCGCACGTGGAGCGCACCAGCGCGATAGGCTGGCGCTGGCGCAGGTGGGCCGTCAGATCCCACGCTCTCTGCTCGGCTGACCGCGCGAGGTGAGCGGTCAGGTCAAAGGGCTTTCGTTTAGCAATCATCTGTCCTGCTTTCGGTTCGCCGTCGTCCGGCGCTGTTCGCCGCGATCCGCGCGGCTCGGTGGGCTCATGAGTTCCAGCACCAGCATCCCAAAGGGGAGGTCAAACGCGTCGCCCTCGCGCCAGAGCAGGCAGTAGAGCCCGTCCCTGAGCTTCTCCCCGGGCCACGCCTTGCAGCTCTCCTCGAATAGGGCCGCCGCTGCGAGCGGGGAGAGGCCGCCGCTCAGTTTCCTCGGCTCCTTCCCCCGCTCCTCCATCCAGATAGACGCCATCAGACCGGCTCCAACCCCTTCTTCGCCTTGCCCTTCGGCTTGGCCTTGGGCTCAGCCTGCGTCGGCTTGTCGATCACCGCAATCAGCAGGTCACGGTATCCGCGCAGGGCGCGGCTGTAGGTATTGCAGCCCCCGATCTCGTAGGCGCGCACCGCCTCGACGTCGCCCGCCGCCGCCAGCTCGTGCAGCTTGAAAGCGTGCTTCGTCATCCAGTAATTGGACTCCGGAAACGTCGGCGCGGCAGGCAGCCGGCCGAACGTGGCGTCGCGCTTAGCGTCCGCGAGGATCGTCTTGCGGCCCGGGCGAGTCGGCCGCGCCTGAGCCTTGGCTTGCGCGAGCTTTGTCAGCAGGCCGGTCAGGTTGCCCGGCATTACGAGTGCTTTTGTCATCAGTATCTCCGTGGCGTTTGTTTTTCAGTCGCTCATGGTGTATTCCTCGAAGGCTGATAAATCGGCCCGGAGGAGTATCACGGCGATGATAATACGCCAGCCTTGGGGCCAACGCAAGCGAAAAATATCAGAGCGGTGATATACCCGATGGCCAGAGTCAAAATGCCGACTGTCGACGAGGCGACGAAGAAAGCGGCCGTGACCGCTATTTTAAAAAACAGAACGGCCGCCGGGCAGCAGGCCCCGCACGTCCCGACCGACAAAGACCGGAATTTCGTGATGCTGGGGCGGGCCTGCGGGCTCACCGACAAACAGACGGCCGAACTCGTCGGCATCAGCGAGTCGACACTCCGGCGTCACTACGCGGAGGAGCTGGAGCACGGCGCGGTGCGCATCAACATGATGGTCGCGTCCAATATCTTCCGCACCGCCACCCAGAGGCAGGATCTGAAGGCCGCGAATACCGCCGGCTTCTTTTGGCTCAAATCACGCGCCGGCTGGAATGATCGCGGCACGACAGAGGTCGGCATCGAGAGCCTCGGCCCCGTGCGCGTGACGCTGAAGATCGGTGACCGGGAGCCGTCGACCGGATGAGCGCAGCAGCAGCGGCAGTCGAGGTCGAGTTCGAGCGCCCGCCGCTGTATCCGGCGCAGCAGCGCGCCATCTTCGATTGTCGAGATATTGATAACGTCGCCGCGCGCTATGGCGTGATCGAGGCCAGCACGAAGGCGGGCAAGACCGTCGGGTGCATGGCGTGGCTCACGGAGCAGGCGCATGTGCGCGGCAAGCCCGGGCGGAATTTCTGGTGGGTCGCTCCGGTCTATCCGCAAGCCAAGATCGCCTACCGCCGCATCAAGGCGGGCCTGCCTCGCGGGTCGTTCATCGCCAACGAGTCGGAGCTGACGATCAAGCTCCTGCGCGTCGGCTCGACGCTCTGGTTCAAAAGCGCCGAGAAGCCCGACAACCTCTACGGCGAGGACGTCTACGCGGCCGTCGTCGACGAGGCGTCACGCTGTCGGGAGGAGGCATGGATCGCGCTACGCTCGACGCTGACGGCGACGCGCGGGCCTGTCCGCATCATCGGCAACGTGAAGGGCCGCACGAACTGGCACTATCGCCTCGCCCGTCGCGCCGAGGCTGGCGAGTCTGGTTACGCCTACGCCAAGCTCACCGCCTACGACGCCGTCGCCGGCGGCGTGCTCGACATCGAGGAGATCGAGGACGCCAAGCGCACGCTACCGGAGTCCGTTTTCCGCGAGCTGTACCTCGCCGAGCCATCCGACGACGGCGGCAATCCGTTCGGCATGGCGGCCATCGAGCGCTGCGTCCTGCCCGCGCTGTCTGAGTCTCCCGCCGTCGCCATCGGCGTTGACCTCGCAAAGTCGCACGACTGGACCGTCGTCATCGGACTCGACCGGCGCGGGCATGTCTGCGGGTTCGAGCGCTGGCAGTCGACGTGGGAGCTAACCGAGAAGCGCATCCTGTCGCTCATCGGCAGCACGCCGACGCTTGTGGACTCAACCGGGGTAGGCGATCCCATCGTCGAGCGCCTGCAGCGTCTCTCGCCCAACGTCTACGGGCACAAGTTCACCGCGCAGTCGAAACAGAAGCTCATGGAGGGCCTCGCCGTCGCTCTCCAGCAGCAGCGCGTCGGCTTTCCGGAGGGGGCTATTCGTCAGGAGCTTGATACTTTCGAGTACCGCTATACGCGCACCGGAGCTGTCTATACAGCTCCCGAGGGACTGCACGACGACTGCGTCGTCGCTCTAGCGCTGGCGCTCGAACAGTATCGGCAGGCATATGGTGATCAGTCAGACGTGACGCCCGGCGGGTCGTTTCGTATCAGCCCGTGGATCAGCGCGGACGAGGACGGAGAGATGCTATGAGCAAAGCCGCGCCGCTTAAGTACGACGCCGAGTCCATCGGCAATAGCGGCCTCCGCCAGTTCGGCGGCTACGTGCAGGACGAGTTCCAGAAGGAGCTTCGCGGCCTCAACGGCTCTCGGGTCTATCGCGAGATGGCGGACAACGACCCGACCATCGGCGCGATCCTGTTCGCAATCACGATGCTGATACGGCAGGTCGAGTGGACCGTGCAGAGCGCCGATGACAGCCCGGAGGGCGATGGCGCGAAGCAGTTCGTCGAGGAGGTGATCAGCGACATGTCGGGCTCGTGGAGTGCGGTTATGTCCGAAGTCGCGACGATGTTCGTCTATGGCTTCGCGCCGCTGGAGATCATCTGGAAGAAACGCGTCGGTCCGATGGGGCAGGACGAGAGCCGGATCTCGATGTACAGCGACGGAAAGATCGGCATCCGGGCGCTCGCGCTGCGTGCGCAGAACACGATACCGCGATGGGAGATCGACGACGCGGATGGCTGCATCCGTGGCATGTGGCAGCAACCGTGGTCCGGCGCGCAGGTATGCATCCCCATCGAAAAGCTGCTCCTGTTCCGGACGACGGAGGAGCGCGGTAATCCCGAGGGACGCTCGATCCTGCGCAACGCCTATCGCCCGTGGTTTTTCAAAAAACGCATCGAGGAGATCGAGGCCGTCGGCATCGAGCGCGATCTGGCGGGTCTGCCGGTGGCCTACATCCCGGGCCAGTATCTCTCCTCTGGCGCTGATGCGCAGGACAAGCGCGTCGCGGCGGAATTTCAGCGCCTGATGCGGCAGGTCAAACGCGATCAGCAGGAAGGACTCGTCCTCCCGTCGACACGCGATGCTTCGGGGAACCTGCTGTTCGATATCAAGCTCCTGAGCACGGGCGGCTCGCGTCAATTCAACACGACTCAGGTGATCGACCGCTACGGCCGCGCCATCGCGACGACGGTGCTCGCCGACTTCATCTTCCTCGGACAGGGATCGACGGGCTCGTTCGCGCTGTCGTCCGACAAGACCGCGCTGTTCGCGACCGCCATCGGCGCGTTTCTCAAGTCCATCGCGGATGTTTTCAATCGCCAGCTCCTGCCGCGCCTGTGGCGTCTCAACGGGTTCGAGACGGAGTACATGCCGACGCTGGTTCCGGGCGACATCGAGAAGCCCGACCTCATGGCCCTGAGCGATTACGTCACGAAGCTCTCTGGCGCGGGCGCGACGTTCTTCCCGGATCGCGAGCTTGAAAACCATCTCCGGCGCGCTGCGGGTCTGCCGCTTGCGCCCGAGGACGGGGAGGGCGATGACATGATGCAGCCCGAGTCTGACGACGCGGCGGTGTACGACGACGCGGTCGCTATGGATGGGGAGGAGTAGATGGCCGGAGAGATCAAGCTCGTCCGGGGCGATAACCGGCCATACATCAAGGTCCGCCTGTACAACTCCGACGGCAGCGTGCTCGACATCTCCGACGGATCGATCACGGTGCAGATCCGCTTCCGGAGTGTCACGTCCGAGACAACGATCACGACGCTGTCGACCACGAAGCTCAATGGTGGTACGGGTGGAGAGGTCCGGTTCAACTTTCCGGGCGCGACCATCGACGTCCCAGCGGGCTACTACGAGGGCGAGGTCGTCGTCCTCTTCGGAAGCGAAACACAGACGGTCTTTGACCGACTCAAGTTCATCGTTCGCGAGAAGTTCGAGGTCGCCTGATGCCTGACAATCTTGGTTATACGCCGGGCGCGGGCGCGTCGATTGCGACGGACGAGATCGCCGGACAACACTATCAGCGGGTCAAGCCCGTCGTCGGCATCGACGGACAGGCTGTCGATGTCTCCGACACGAGTCCGATGCCGGTGCGCGATGAGAGCGTGTTCCTGCTGTTTAAGCGCCTCCTGAATGCCCTCACGTCTCCGGCAGGCTACGACCGCGCCTTGCAGCGTCAGCGCATGACCGGCGTGATCGAGAGCGGGACGGTGACCACGGTGACCACGGTGACGACCTGCTCGACGGTCACCAACCTCTCAACAATCGACACGCTTCAGGGCCGTCTGCTCGTGCTTGGGCAGAACGCATCCGCTTGGGCGTCGGTCGTCCGCAGCCGCATCACTTAGGAACCTCGACATGGCAAACACATTCAAAAAAGTCATCGACCGCCTGATGTGGGTTCAGGTCGCGCCTGCGCCCAACGCGCACGCCGCAGCGACTTGCTTGGCGTCGGACTTGCGGTCTGACGTGAGCCGCAACCCGTTCGTCTATAACCTCGCTTCGGCGACGGTGCTGAACCGCTACAACATCGTCACGAAGGCATGGAACTTTGTTCAGTCCCCGGCCCTCGCTGGCGTGTTCGGCGCTGGCGCGGCGATGGCGTTTGCGCCTTCGCTTGGCCTTGTCGGCACGATTGCGGCGGGCGCGACGACGTCGACGGTCACACTGACGACGGCACTTCCGACGCCGGTCGGCGTCAACATGCTCGCGAACCGAGGCGGGTCTGGCGAGTACGGGTTCAAGATCCGCATCATCGGAGCAGCCTCTGGCAAGACCGAGGAGCGGTACATTATCGGTAACACGGCGGGAACGACGCCGCTGATCCGCGTTCTTTCGCCGTTCACGTTCACGCCCGCGACGGGGGACCGCTACGAGATCATCGGCGGTCGCGTGTTCATGCTCGGGGCAGGCACGACCGCCGCGAACATCTGGCGGTCATTCGAGGCCGCGTCGAATACGCTCTCGACGGGCCTTTCGACCACGAACCTGCCGGCGACTATCGCCACCGATAGCAGCATCCTAGTTCTCGACGAGCAATACACGCCGTTCGATTGCTCGCCGGGCGATGGGATGATCAAGGGGGCCTACAACTACGACACCGGGCTCGTCGCGCGGTATGCGCTCGCGGCCACGGCCTCCGGCGCATCGACGCTGACCGGGCAGGCGACGCTCGGCGACGCCATCGTGCGTGCCAACGAATACCGCAATTTTCAGATCCGGATCGTCGAGGATTTGACGACGCCGGCTGCGGTCGGGCAGCGCAGGATCATCGCCTCGCATACTGCCGGCCCGTCGGCGGTCTATACGCTCGGCACCGCTTGGACGACGCAGCCGTCGTCGTCGGCGAAGTTCGTCATCGAGCTTCCGAACCTCATGCTCGTGCGTTCGAGCGCGACGACCACGGTGTACACGTACAACTATGGCGACGCGACGGTGAACAACGGCACGAACAATATCACCTCCGGGTCTTGGTCGACGACCTACTTCGGAGCGGCTCCAGCGGCGAACGCATCCGGCGGCATGTGGGCTCCGTCTTTCGGTATCCGTCCAGACCCGGACGGCAATGCGCGCCACAGCTACTGCTACTTCTTCCGTGGTGGTGCGGTCACTCTCGACGTGCTCGATATCGCAGCGACGATCACGGGCACGTGGACGGGCGCGGTCACCTATGACGGTGCGGTCGCTCTGACGGTCGGCAGCAGCGGGGCCTACGCCCCATTCGAGAACGAGGGGCGGATGTTCTACATGAACATCTATACCGCCTCCGCGATCAACCAGATGTATCGCTTCGATGTGCAGAACAGAGTGCTCTCACCGTTCACGCCGACCGACTTCGTACAGTCAGGAGCAGCGGCGCTCGGCCAGCGCATGGCGGCTTACGCGGCCATCGACGGCACCGACACCTACGATGTCGTTCTTCTGCAGTCGCACCTTTCAACCGTTGCGCAAGAGATGGTGGTGCTCGTATGACGCTTGAACAGCTCCTTGCGGCGGCTCACGCGCGCCTCGCTTATCTGACGCAGCTTCGCATCACTGCGGACCGGCATGGCGACATCGGTGAGATGGCGCGGCTCGATGCGGAGGCCGCGCAGACGCAGTCGACGATCAATGCGCTTGAGGCCCTGCTCGCGGGGTAACCGATGCTCCTGATCCTCTTCGCGCCGCAGACACCGGGCCTCGTCGCTCTCAGCGGCGCGGCCAGCGTGCTTGCGTCTACCGGAGCGGATCTCACTGTTCAGGGCAGCGGCCAGTCCGTTGATCTGGCCGGGGCAGCTAGTGTCATCGCCTCAACAACGGCGCAGGCGACTGTCGGCAAGGCTGTCGCCGCGAGCGCAGCGGTTCTGGCGACGACTGCTGCGGCCACCTCGGTCGTCAAGGTTCTCGCAGGCTCCGCGCCCTCTGTGGCCTCCACCAGTGCGGATCTCTCGACCAGCGGCGGCATATCCCTAGCCGGCGCAGCAAGCGTACAGGCGAGCGCTACAGGCGGCCTGACGGCCATCGTGCAGTTCGCCGGAAATGCGCAGGCGCTGGCATCGGCGGGCGCAACCGCATTGGCCGGCAAGACGCTCGCCGGCAACGTCATCAGCCTCGCGGACGCAGCAGCCGCGCTCGGACTCGGCAAGCCCATCGCTGGCAGCGCCCTCGCGCTGGCGTCAACGGCCGGCGCGCTAGACCGTGGGGCGACGCTTTCCGGTTCTCTCGTCACGCAGGCAGCGGCAAGCGCCGGCGTCAGCAAGGTGGCAACGCTCGCTGGTATCACTCCTGCGACATCCTCTGCGTCCGCATCGCTGCAACACGTCCTGACGCTTGCGGGATCTGCAGAGTGTGTCACGGTGGTGAGCGCGCAGTTCGCCGTCGCGATTTACATCGGCGGCCTGACCATCGACGTCGAATATGCGGACCTCCTTGCGGAGGCCACGCCGGAAAGCCTCACAGCGCAGGCCGTTGACCTGCTACCAACAGACATGCCGATGGCCGCGTAGGTGATCCGTGCAACCGACCGTCAGACTCGTTCGCGGTGACTCTCTCAGCTACGTCGAGCTGACGATGGCCTATGCCGACGGCAGCCCGGTGGACCTGTCGCGCGCAGACGTCGCTGTAACGGTGCGCTTCCGTTCGCCCGGCAGTGACGCCGTCCTGTTCACGCGGCCGACGACGAAAGTCGACGGCGGGGTCAATGGCGTCGTCAGACTCAGCCTGCCCTCCGAGGCGGAGGGCGCAACCGCCGGCGTGTTCGATGCGGAGGCGGAGATCGACTTTGACGGTCAAACGCAAACGATCTACGAGAAATTCACCGTGTCTGTCCGCGAACGCTTCCTTTAGGAGATCCTCATGGCCGCAATGACCGACTATCTCGAAAACAAAATTATCGACTGGCTGTTCCGTGGCCAGACGTTCACGCCTCCGGCTGGCCTTCACATGGGCCTGCTCACGGCCGCTCCGTCGGACTCGGCCGCCGGCACCGAGGTCACGGGTAACAACTACTCGCGCGTCAACCTCGCGCCGTCTCTGACCAACTGGGCCGGCACGCAGTCGGCCGGCTCGACGACCGCCTCGACGGGCAACACCGGCACGACCAGCAATAACAGCGCGATCAACTTCCCGACGCCGTCCGGCTCTTGGGGCACGGTCACTCACTTTGCGATCTACGACGCAGCCACGACCGGCAACATGCTGTTCTATGGCGCTCTGACGATCAGCAAGACGATCAACCAGAACGACACGGTCTCTTTCGCCGCCGCCGCCCTGACGGTCCAGATCGACAACTGATGACGAAACCGCCCGGGTAGGTGAAGCCTGCCCGGGCAGGCCATAGGCGGGACCGCGAATGGCTGATGTGGCGCTAGAGGGCTCGGGCGCGACCGTCGCCACGGCATCCGCCGTGGTGACGGCGGGCACGCTCTGGACGCCGAGCCTGCTACGCGAGAAGGTCACCCACTGGTACGACGCTAAAGATGCGTCGACTTTCACGCTCACCGGCAGCACGGTCAACCAGTGGCGCGACAAGAGCGGCAACGGCCGCCACCTCAACAGCAACATCTTCCCGCCCGACTCGCCGAGCTACACGACGACGACGTTCAACGGGCAGCCCGGCGTCGACTATAGCAACTACAAGTGGCAGGACACGTACCCGACCGGAACGGGCTCGTCGGGCGAGTACAACCTGACATTCTTCATGGCCCACTCGTGGGGCACAACGGGCGTCGCCTATGGTCGCATGTGGACTCACGGCGCGAGCGCGTCAGGCGATGCGTTCTCGTATCTCCGTGGACCGAACGCAACAGACGGCTATCTGTCACTTGAGGGGTCGGTCGAGCAGTCGTTTTACGAGGGCTGGACGACGTCGCCTAAGATCTCGTCGGGCGGCAAGTTCGGGAACCTGCCAAGCGACTACAAGCTCTGGCATGACGGCAGCCTGCTGACGAAGTCATCGCAGGCCGCAGACAACGTCCAGAGCACAAGCCCAACATCGCTAAAGATCAACGCGAACGGGGACTATCAGCAGCGCAACGACCAGCGCATCGGCGAAATGGTTTTCTGTTTCGGCTATGCGCTCACCGACGCCGAGCGGCAGACCGTCGAGGGCTATCTTGCGCATCGCTGGGCGCTGGCCGGATCACTGCCGAGCAATCACCCGTACAAGCTCGCCGCGCCGACTTTTGTGAGTCTTGCCGGCTCGGCACAGGTCGCTGCGACGGCTGTCGCGTCCGAGGCCGGCGTCTCTGTGCATTGGCGCTCTGCCGGAGCGTTTTTCGGGAGCGATTTGGGCGGCACGGTCTCTCTGCCGTCCGGCCTCCAGCAAGACGACGTCCTCCTGCTGTTGGTCGAGACAGCGAACCAGACCGTCGACGTGACCGCGCCAGCCGGCTGGGGCGTCGTCCCCGGCAGCCCGCAAGGCGCTGGCACAGGCGGCGGAACAGCGGCGACGCGTATCAGCGTGTTCTGGAAGCGCTATGCGGCCGGCGATGCCAATCCGACGCTGAGCGACAGCGGAAACCATCAGTCGGCTCAGATCCTTGCGTTTCGTGGCACGGCCAGCTCGGGCGATCCGTGGGATGCAACGGCTTACGGTGCGGCCGGTGCGTCGACGGCGATAACTATACCGGGCCTCACGACGACAGTCCCTGACACCCTGATCGTCGATATCGTCGCGCACGGCATCGACACGGCCGCCAGCAATCAGGTGTCAGGCTTCGACAACCCGTCCGTCGTCGGCCTGCAAAAGATCGCTGACAACTCGTCGACAGCCGGCAACGGCGGCGGTCTCGCGGTCGCAATTTCTCGGAAGCTCACGCCGGGCGCTGTCAGCGCGACGACTGCAGTTCTGGCGTCATCGTTTCAGCAGGGGCTATTCAAGATCGCGCTCAAAGCGCAGGCCAGCAATGCGCAGCCGCTGCAGGGCGATCTGTCGGTCGTCGCGTCGACAACCGCTGCGGCGGCGGTCGGCAAGCCGCTCGCCGGCAGCGCCGATAGCGTCGCAACCAGTGCAGCCGCTGTAGGCGTCACCAAGGGCCTTTCCGGCTCCGCTGGGGTTGTGGCAGCGGCGTCTGCATCGCTCGCACGTGGCGCGCTCCTAGCAGGCTCTGGCGCGGTTCTGGCGACGACCTCAGGTGCGGCCACCGTCGGCAAGCCGCTGGCCGGTTCGGCCCTGTCCGACGTGCAGCCGATGACGGCAGCCCTGTCGCTCGGCAAGCCGCTGGCCGGTTCTGGGGCGGCTCTGGCGACGGCCTCGGCGGATCTGCAGGCGACCGGGTCTCTCGCGGCCTCCGCGCTCGTCGTCGCGTCGACGACAGGCAGCCTGAGCAAGGGCGCGACGCTGGCCGGCAGCGCGCTGTCGGACGTGCAGCCGGCGGCGGCGACGGCGACCGTGACCAAGCCGCTGACGGCGGCGGCCCTGTCTGAGTCTGCTGCGGGCGCGACGCTGGCCAAGGGCGCGACGCTGGCAGGCTCGGCGCTCGGTCTGTCCAGCGCCAGCGCGTCGTTTGCCGGCGACGCGTCGCTCGCAGCGGCGGCAGCCGCTCTGGCCTCGGCCTCGGCCGGACTCAGCAAGGGGGCGACGCTGGCCGCCGGGGCGTCCGGTCTGGTCAGCACGACCGGGCAGATCTCCCGGGGCGCGACACTGGCCGGCGACCTCGCGGTTGCAGCCGCAGCCGCTGCGGCCGTGTCCAAGGCGGCCCCTCTGGCAGGAGCGGCGCTCTCAGTGGCCAGCGCGGGCGCGACGTTGCTCGGGGATGCGTCTCTTGCGGGCGGGGCGGCGTCCATAGCCTCGGCGACAGGCGGCCTCTCCAAGGCCGCTCCTGTGGCCGGGAGCGCGGCGTCGCTCGCGTCCCTCTCAGCAGGAATGACGCTCGGCAAGGGCCTCCTCGCTCCGGCGCTGACACTGGCCTCGGCCTCCGCCTCGCTGTCGTCGCTGGCGCTCGGCCCGACCGGCCGCATCTACATGGGTGTCAGGGCGGTGACGCTGGCGATGGAGGTCACGGCAGAGACGGTCGCGCGATCCGGCATCCGCCGGATCAATCAGGCGGCCTAGCGTTGCGCGCCGTTTTCGCAGGCGGTATTGATTTGGGTCAGAGTGATTTGAGGCGGTGACATGGATCTGATGAGCGTCATAGCAACCGTCTCAATGCTGGGGTCGGTGATCGCCGTCTGGGTGCAGCTCAACGGCCGCCTCGTGCGGCTAGAGACCGAAAACCGCCACGTGAAGGAGCGCATCGACAGCCACGGGCACCACACCGACAAGCAATTCGACGCCATCATGTCGCACCTGCGCCGGATCGAGGACAAGCTCGACGGAAAGGCTGACCGCGAGCGCTAGGCCTGCTTCGGGCTGGTCGGCGACGGCTCCTTGTCCAGCGCGTTCCGGGCGGCGCGCGGGTCATCGCCGCAGCCACTCGATCTCACGCCGTTGCTTCTCGACGAGGGCCTCAAGATCGGCAATCCGCGCGCCCTTGATCTCCTCAGGTATATGGCGCGCAATAGCGGCGCGCACTTGGTCGTGATCGTATCGGTCTTCGAGGCAATACCGCTCCAGCGCCCATCGCTCCCCGGTCAGCAGGGCCTTCACGGTGCGGTCAACCATGTCCCACATCCGACCTTGTAAATTCATCTCCGTGTCAAACCAGATCGAGTCGCGGATCGTGTCCCAGAGTGTGTCCGTTACTTTGTCCCGAATAGTCTCGACGAGCGGGCGCAGGTGTTGCGTGTCCCAGTCCTTCATCGCCGCCGCGCAAACCCGGCGCGCAGCAAAGTACGCCGGCCCGAGGACCGGGTACTCTTGTGCCTTCGCGATATCCTCGTCCGTCAAAACGTTGTCGCTCATGATCATCTGTCTCCCGTCAATATGGCGAGCGCTGCTCGCGCCCGCTCGACCCATTGAGCAATCGTGAGGTGGTGGACGTAGCACACCGGCTCCGAGTGAGTCTCGTACCGCACCCCGTCGTCAAAGACGAAGTACTGGTATCCCTCGCGCGTCGTCACGAACTCCAGCGGGATCTGCTCCCGCCGGAGGGCCGCGTTTACCGATCTGCGAGTCGCTACCTTCATCGCTCTCTCCGTCTCTCGATACCCCACCGGTATCACAAGCGTGATACTCTGCAAGGGGTCTGGCGCAATTATTTTCAGACGTAGAAGTTCCGCAGGAGGAAGGCGATCAGGTCGATCCGCGTTCCCTCCCGTACCCGCCCGGCGCGGGTCATGACGTAGTAGACCGGCTTGCCGTCCCGGACGACCTCGCCGATCAGCGCCGCCGCCCGGGCCTCCCGCCGTTCGAGTCTGGCGAGCGCCCGATCCTCGGCGGCGAGCCGGCGGCCCATCCGGGCGTCGAGTCTGGCCTCGATGCTCATGCCTCGACCTCCTGCTCCTCAGCGTCCGGGTCGTACACGTCATGGACGTCGAGCACTTTCGTGCAATCGTCGGGGCCGGCCTTGAAATAAGCGGCCAGCATTCTCGCGGCCCGGACTCGGCAGTGTCGGGCGTCCGCGCACTGATAGGGCGTAACCTGCCAGCGGTCTTTCTCGTAGGGGTCCTCTCCAAAACTCGCCCAAATCGGCGAGCTGGCTTGGGTCAGATCGACCTCCATCCAGAAGCTCTGACCGTCCTCTAGTTCGACTTCGTACATCATCTCTTGAGTCCTTCGGTTCCGTTTCTTGAGGCGGTGCCTAGCGTGGCGGGTCGAGTTGATCGAGCGAGCCGACCAGATACTTGCCGGCAAAGTCGCGGAGCGTGCCGCCTCTGCGGGCAAGCGCCTCACAGAAGCAGGCGAAAGCCGTTGCGCCGAGGGAATGATCCGTGAAGTCGGCTACGACTTGCCTGTGCTCGTACTTGCCGCCCTCGGGCACGTAGTAAACCTTTGTCAGGCCGCCGATGCCGATCTCGTAAACGTAGTCCATGTCAGTGTCTTTCTCTTCTGGGGGGGCACAGGGCGGGGGCCAATCCCCGCCCCGTCATCGGGGCGCTACGCTTAGTTCCAGCGGGCGCGGATGTCGCAAATGCAAACATTCATGTATTTCCGGACGATGTTGCGCTCTTCGGCGCTGATGCTTTCCATCCGGATGCCGAGGCTGCCGAGCGCGTCCTTGCAGGCAATGGACACGTCCGACGAACCGATCTCGTCTAGTTCGCGGTCGAAGGCGTCCGTAGCGGCGGCCTCGATGGCGGCCATCAGGCGTTCAAGGCCTTGTGTGAAGATTTGCATTGTCGTTTCTCCGTTATCAACGCGGTGACACTGAGATAGGACACCTTTGGGGCGGGGTCAACAGCAAAATATCAAAGCCATGACACTTTTTTTGAGGAGGCGATTCGTTGGGCGATAGCGTTGAGGCATTCGTCGATCCGCGATACGGTCGAGCATCGCCCGGAGAGCCCGATGAACGCCTCGCGCAACCTGTATGCCATTGCGCCCGGACGCCCACTCATTCCGGCGTTTCTCGGCCCCCGGGAGATCATCCTCAAAGACCGCGACGCAAGCCGCATAGCGGCGCTCGCCGGCAAGCTGGAAGCCAACCTCGCGCGTGCAATCCTCGCTGCGTTCGAGACCCAGAAGGACAACCTCTCGACGCGCGATCTCATCGCAGCGCTTGAGTCGGGCGACATCGGCAGGGTGCTCCGACTGCTGGATCTGCCGGCGACGCTGGCCGCGTTCGAGGCTGTCGGCCCGGTCGTGCAGAACGGCGCTTACGCCGCCGGAGCAGCGGCTGCAGCGGCGATCTCATTGCGCCTGACCGGCACGACGTTCGTTTTCAATCAGCTCAATCCACGTCTCATCACGTGGCTTCAGACGTACAACCTCGGGCTTATCAAGCAGATCAACGACACGACGAAAGAGGGCGTTCGACAGTACCTGATCGCCGGCATGGCGGAGGGCCGCAACCCGAAGGACGTGGCGCGACAGGTCAAGGGTATCGTCGGTCTGACCGACCGACAGGCGCAGGCGGTGAAGAACTACCGCAAGCAGCTTGAGTCCTTCCACGAGCGGCGCAGCGCCGACGCATGGGGGCTCGGTCGCAAGATCGACCGCGTGAACCAGACTCAGGTTCTGCGGCCGGACGCTGACGGCACGCCGCTCGACGGCATCGACCAGCGTCGCCTCCGCGACTTCCGATATGACGGTCAGCTCAAGCGAGCGATGGAGACAGGCAAGCCGCTCACGAAGGCTCAGATCGACAAGATGGTCGCCGCCTATGAGCGCAAGTATCTCGCGTATCGCGCCCGCACTATCGCGCGCACAGAGGCTCTGCGCACGACGAATATGGGCGTGCAGGACGCGTGGCAGCAGGCCATCGACAAGGGCACGGTGTCCGAGGCACTCGTGCGCAAGCGCTGGATCGTGGCGCGCGACGAGAGGCTCTGCGCTGTCTGCGGTCCTATCCCGGGGATGAACCCGAAGTTCGGAGTTCCGCACTCGCAGGCGTTCAAGACGCCAAACGGTCCGACGATGCTGCCGCCGATCCACCCGAACTGCCGTTGCACCGTCTCATACCGCATGTTTGAACCGACTCAGTTGAAGGAGAGCTAGATGGTCAGCCTATCGGACCGGATCGCGACGCTGGCGCGGACCGCCACTGAACTAGACGAGCGCCTCACAAAGGCTATGCGCTCGCGTGGTGTCGACGGCGACGGCGACGGCGTGTTCAACGAGGGCGTCAGGCCGCCGGCAAAGGGCGGCAAGAGGATGCCCCCAAAACGGCCCCAGAAGGCGCAGCAGAGCGCTTCGGAGCAGGCCCCTAGCCAACCTCCGCCCAAGGCGCGCCGCGCACGTGGCGGCCCTCAGAAGCCCGCAGCGCAGGCCGCTCCGGAGCAAGCAGAGGGGATGCGGGAAGAAGCCTAGTTTCCGGCCGCCCGAAAGGCGGCGGCCAAACGCCCGACCATCACGGCTACAGCACGAAGCGCAGTGGCGGCCCGGCGACTCATCGCAAGCTCGGCGAGATCCGAAAGCTCCCTTTCGAGGGCTTCCAGTCTCTCGCGAATTTCCAGATCGCCTATTCGCCGCATGGGGTGCCTGATGACGCCGGAACAGTATGTCGTGCTTCGCGACCGAATTGCACTCCTCGACGCCAAAGTATCGGCGACGTCGCTGCGGATCGCAAAAGGCGACAGCTACACGCCGCCGGCAGGCGTCCGTAGCGCTGCAGCGCGGGGGCTTGAGCTTCGTGCGAAGTATAAGCGCGGCGGCATCACGAACAGCGAAGCGTCGGCGGAGGGCATCGGGTCCGGCGTGCAGCGCGCGACGAACCTGAAGAACGGTGACGCGATATCGCTCGACACCGTCCGACGGATGGCCGCGTTCTTCTCACGTCACCAAAAAAACTACCGGCCGGACGAAAAGGAAAACGACGGCGGCCCGACCGCAGGAACTATCGCGTGGCTCCTCTGGGGCGGCAACGCCGGGAAGGCGTGGGCGTCCGGCATCCTGAGTCGCGTCGAAAAGAACAGCCCGGACGCTGGCGACGTGCATGTCCCGTCCGCTGGCGGCGGGCGAGCGAAGCAGCGGGGCATCAAGGCTGAAGTCGGGAGCAAGTGATGGAGCCGGCAGCGAAGTCCACGGAGGCAATACTAGCGGCGCTTGCGGTCGCGAAGGCGCGCGTCAGATTGGAAAAAGTAAAAGGCTTCGGCTGGATGCGATGGCCGGCCGGATCGAAGAAGGGCGGACAGTTCGCCCCCAAAGGGGCAACCGGAGGGGCAGGGCAAGCAGCAGCAGGGCAGCCGTCCGGCGGGCAGGCGCACCCCAAGACGAATGACAAGGGCCAGCCCGTCACGATCAACTACCCGAGCCGACCGAGCCACAAGTCCACGTGGTCGGATGGCAAGGCCGTCGCGACCTTCGTCCCGGGTGGCGATGCGCCGACCGTCCTCAATGGCGTCAGGTTCTCGTCTTGGGCGGGGGCAAAGGACTGGACACGCGTTCCCGGGACAGATCCGTCTCTCGATGACGCCGATCCGTTCGAGCCAACGCGCGGCAAGTCCGTCGGCTCTGGCGTCGTCGTGCTGGAGCCTGACGGCCGGGTGTGGCTGACAAAGCCGACAAACGAGTTCGGCGGCTACGCCAACACATACCCGAAGGGCACAGCCGAGTCCGGGCTCTCGCTGCAGCAGAACGCGATCAAGGAGGCGTGGGAAGAGACGGGCCTGCAGGTCAGGATCGTCGGCATCCTCGGCGACTATGAGCGCACGACCTCAAAGGCGCGCTACTACATCGCGCAGCGGGTCGGAGGCACTCCATTGGACATGGGATGGGAAAGTCAGGCCGTCCGACTCGCCCCGCTCAAGCAGGCGCGCAAGCTCCTGAACATGAAGGTCGATCAGGACATCCTCGACCATATCGACCACCTCGTCGAGATTAGCCGGGTTTCTAAGTCATCGTGGAACAAGCAGCCGCGCTGGCCAAAGGGGTCGGCGCTGGGCGGGCAGTGGAAAACTGTCGGGGCGGACGGGCTCACGATGCCTCCTATCATCGCCGGCGGGCTGATGGGCAAAAACGCCGTCTATCAGAAAGCCGTCAACGCTGCGCACGCAATGGCGCAGGCGGGCGACATCTCCGGCGCACAGGCGCTCGTCGCGAAGTACGCCAACTCGAACGACAAGTTCGCAGCGAAGCAGCTCACTTCTTCGCACGTCAAATGGGGCGCGCAGGCGCACCAGTATGGGACTCAGTTAGCAACAGATCATGCCAGCAAGGGCAAAGCGTCGGCGACTGCAGACCGGATCTCTGGGCCGCCGAAGCTATCGTCCTTCACGTACTCCGCGCCGAAACCGGGCGGGTCAAATCCCGGGGCCGTCTACACAGACGCGAATGGCGAGAAATGGCTCGTCAAAGGGAATGCTCAATTGGCGTCCGGGGCGCAGGGGCCTGCCATATCTGAGATGCGCGCACGAAACGAGGTGCTCGCCTCGAAGCTCCTGCAAGCGGCCGGCGTCGGCGCACCGGAGATGAAGCTCGTCGATCTGCAGGGCCAGCACGGCGGCGATCTAGGCGTCGCGTCGAAGATGATCTCCGATATCGTTCCGTTTAGCCCGACGAGCGCGGGTCATATCGCAGCGGCTCAGAATGACTTCGCTGTCCATGCATGGCTAGGCAATTACGACGTGCTAGGCATGGGATACGATAATACAGTCATCAGCACGTCGACAGGCAAGGCAATCAATATCGATCCGGGCGGCGCGCTGCTGTTCCGTGCGCAGGGGGCTCTGAAAGACCCGGCGAACCCACTCGAAGGGCTGAAGAAGGATGCGCCTGAGTTCGAGTCGATGCGAAAGACGTCGAGCGAGCAGCAGGCGGTCTATGGGTCGATGACGGCGAACCAGCTTGCTCAGTCGGCAGAGAAGCTGAAAGCCGTCTCGGCGGATCAGATCAAGGATCTCGTGAAGACCTACGGCCCGGGCGACGAGAAGATGAAGGCCGAACTTGCAGATCGCCTGATCGCACGCCGCGACGCGATCCTCGCTAAGGTCGCAGAGACGCAGATGGTGGCTCCGAAGGTCGCTGCTGCGCCTACGACGCCGGATGATGGCAAGAGTGCAGATCCATACGGCGAAGCTGCTCGAAAGATGATCGCGGACAAATTGGCGTTCGTGCAGCAGAAGCTCGCGCAGGACCCGGATTGGTCGCCGTCACCGCCGCTTCAGAATGGAGCGCAGCTTGTGCAAACATTGGTCGCCAATGGCAGCCAAGGGCTGTTTTTCGGTACGCACTTGGCAGACACATTCGACAAGGCGTTAGCAGCCGGAGACATGATGGGGATCGCGACGAAGCTCGCTGCCTTAAACGCTGTTAGCAAACAGGGACTGTATACGGAGCAAGGCGGAAGAGAGCTAGGCGCTTTAGCTGGTCAGTACATGGAAGCACTTGCGTATGCGCAGGTAAAGCAGGCCGCCGCCATTGTCTCGAATGTTCCTGCTCTCGAAACGCCTGCGATGCCTGTGTTCACTGCGAAGATCGACAACGTCGCGAAGTGGTACGGGAATATGGCGGAGGGCTTCAAGAAGCTGTTCGACGCCGGGAACCTCGAAGGACTCAAACAGGC